TTTCTTTTGTTTCGGTAGTTTCCTGGATTCGGTTTCTCCATTGTCTTGTTTTTTATATAAAATACTGGACAACTGCTCAGTAAGTCTTTTTAATTCAATTTCATTCATATCAGCTCGTAGTTTTATGTTTACTACAGCATCGTGCATTTGGATAAATTGTTCTCTCATTCGTTATGGTTTTGTATGGTTATGGTTTCTCCTATAAATCTTAAAGGAATGTTTGTTGTGATACCATGTCTATTCTTTTCTACTTTGCATATAACTAGCCCATTAGGATGGTATTCTTTACCCTTAATCTCTACTGACTCTTGCATTTCATAGTATTCAGGTCGCATAAGCATCACTACAATGTCAGCGTCTTGTTCAATGCTGCCACTTTCTCTAAGGTCAGAAAGCTGTGGTATTTTGTCAGCCCTTTCCTCAACCCTTCTACTTAACTGAGACAAGGCTATAATGGGTACTTCTAGTTCTTTAGCTAACGCTTTTATGTTCCTACTTATTGTACTAACCTCTTGTTCTCTATTTTGGTTAGACTTACCTTGACCAGACATTAATTGTAGATAGTCTATAAAAATGACCTTTATGCCATATTTCTGCTTCAAAATGGTAGCTTTAGCCCTTAATTGACTGATATTTAATCCACCAGTATCGTCTATGTAGATAGGTGCTTGTATTATCTTGTCATCAGCCTTCATAACTACGTCTTTTTCGTAGTCATTCAAAATATTCATTCTAAGCCGTTTTAAGGGCACTTGTGACGTTATTGACTCTAACCTTTCAACTAGCTGTTCGGAGCTCATTTCGAGGCTAAAAATAGCCGTAGAAACGTTTTTTAAGATAGCTAAGTGATAAACCGAAGAAAGCATGAAGGCAGTCTTACCTGCACCTGGTCTAGCAGCTACTACAACCATATCAGGAGCACACCATCCACCAATGGTAGTATTAAGCTCAGTAAATCCTGTATCAAACCCTAATAACTCACCTTTATTAGCCATGTCTCTTTTGGTTATTACTGACATAACTATCTGATCTATAGTTTGTTCGTAGATATTCCCAAACTCTTGTAAACCTAAAAGTTTACTAATTAGTGAACTTATTGACTCAAGTGATTCAGTATCAGGGTGTAAGAACTCACTAGATTTTTGTATCAGGGTTAGGTAGGCTTGTCGTTTCTTATACAGCTCAACTACCATCTCAATATGCGTATTTAAGTGGTTAGTGTGTACGATGTTGTCAGTTAGCTTAGATAGGTAGTAAGCACCACCTACTTCATCCATAGCTTTATCACCTTGTAGCTTTTGGGCTATGGTGGTGATGTCTATAGAAATATGCTTGTCAAACATGGATTTTATAGTAGAAAATATCTTCTTATGTTTTAGGTCATAGAAAACATCTTCATTAAGCAATCCTATTACCAATGGTAAAGCATTCTTATCTATTAATAATGAGCCAAGTATATTCTTTTCTAGTTCTAGGTTTTTAGGTAGGTTAGTAGCTTCTATCATTTGAGTTTTATTTTAGGTGCGTCTTGATTTATTGGCTGAAAGTTTTTTGAGTTCTTTACCCATGTAGCTATTCTTCTACTAATGTCAAAGAATTTTTGATCCTGAAATCTCATCTTACCTTTATCATTAGCTTCAGTCCAATAACTAATGAATGATTCGTATTGATTACCGAGTTTATCTCTAAACTCATCAACCCTACCAACAAAGGCATCTTTACCATTATATATCTTATTAACTTTGTTATTATATTCTTTGTTATTATGTGCCAGTTTTTCGGCTGGGGGGTGGGTTGGAATTTCGGCTGGGGTGGTAGTATTTTCTGGCTGAGGTATCTCGATAGTAATTACCAATGATCTAAACTCAACTTCACCATTTTGTTTTAGTTTAACAATTCTTCCTAAAATTGCCATTTCTTCTAATTTCTTTAGATGTTCTTTGATTGTAGATTCAGAACAATCTAAACATTCACCTAAATAACGATTAGATGCAAAGCAATAGCCTCTTTCGTTTGAAAGATTAGAAATCAAAGCAATAAGCAATTTTTGTTTGTCTGTAAGTTCTTTGCTTAGTAGAACTTGTGCAGGTAGTACTGCGTACCAATTATGTGACATAAAATAAAAGAGCCCTATCAAATTCCCCCCAGTCGGATTGGGGGTTCATCTCAAGGGCAATAAGTTCTAAATGAGTATCCGACACTCACTACAAAGTTAATTTAATTCCTCAAACTTCTCAATTGCCTTAAATATCTGATGTGCCACTTGCGGAACTACAGCATTACCAGCTGCTTTTATTGTTTCTCTTCTAATACTTGGAAAGGTTTTAGTGTCCAATCCGCAGGGTACCCCATTATCTCGCAATAAAACATAGGGTTGTTTTGGCCAATTATCCCAGTGATTTCCCTGATCTTGCCTGGTACACTTTCTATTTTCATAAAGTATGGCTCCCCCCTCAGTTTCTTTAGTTCTTGTGCTTGTGGTCCTTGTGTGTCTCTCGCTGTTGGAGTAGGCCAAAAAGAAAACTCTTTGCCTTTGATGGGGTGCACCGACACCTGCAGCTGGAATAAGAAACGATTGGACTTCATATCCTTCCCTTTCCAAGTCATCGTACACTTCGTTGAATACCATCCCTCCATTCCAGTTAACAAGTCCACGAACATTCTCGCCAACGATCCATGTGGGTTTGACTTCTTTAATGCACCTAAGCATTTCAGGAAAGAGGTGTCTTTCATCGTCTTTTCCGAGTCGTTTTCCTGCACTTGAATATGGTTGGCAAGGGAATCCTCCTGTGAGTATGTCAATTGATCCTCTGTGAATAGTGAAGTCTGTTTTAGTAATGTCATGATAAGAAATTGAGTTTGGAAAATGATGTTTTAATACTTGTTGACCAAAAGGATTCCATTCACAATGGAATACATTATTCCATCCCATCCATTCGGCTGCTAAATCAAAGCCTCCAATGCCACTAAATAATGATCCATGATTCATAATTATTTTTTTATTCTAAATACTATTGTTCTATTTTCGTAGCTAAACTTTTTCTTAGCTATAGGATTTAAGCTATCCCTTATAGTCTTAGGGTTAATCCCTGTTTTTCTACTCGCTGCCGCTATAGATTGAAACAATATTTCTGACTTATCATCTGTAAATATAATTCGTATTGGTATATTGTTTTCAAATCCATTAGGCTCTAATTCTAAACCCATTATATAATCGTTTAAATTCAAAGTAAATATTTGCTGTTACAAGTAAAGCTATACCTAATGGTGCACTAATCAAAAAAAATTTAATGTATTTCATAAAATAAAAAATAAGCCCCCTTTTGAAACATAACTCACACCACTAAGTTAAATAATAATTGTAGGGGGCTATAAGTTTAATAAGATTGTTTTGTTCTAAATGCGTTCATCATGTTAACGATGCCTTGATCTAACTTGTAAGCATCATCCATCATATTGATGACTTTTTTTTCAGCATCTAAATATGAATCTAATTGCTCTTGAAGTTTTTTGACCTTATCTCTAAGCATCTCATTCTCAAGCTCAAGCGTGTCGGTGTACGTGCCTAATCTCATAATTATTTCTTTAGACTGATTTTGAATGTGGTTGTGCTATACTTAGGTGCTGGATAAATCATCTCACCAGTTTCAGGATCAACCAATGGCTCTTTGATAGCTTTAAGTAAGCCTTCTCTTTCCTTTAGCTTGTACTTTACAGCTTCTACTTCTTGATTCAATTTTTGCCATGTGTAGTCACCATCATAGGCATATTTAACACCTGACTCCATCTTAGATAACTCAGCACCTAATACGTCTGCTTTGCCTTGTGGGTACTTGTCTAACTCAGCAATAACATCTTCCTTTAATTCGGCTCTAATGCCATCTAAAAGTTGTTGTAATGCTTCTGACTTAACTAGCATCTCTAAAGGTGACTCACCTGAGTCTCTAAAGTGTGCTACGATTGTTTGCTTTAATAGTTCAATGTTAAATTTAGTAGGCTCTATGCTACTCAATTCGATTTTTGGTAATAATTCTAAACTCATAATTTTTTATTTTATCTACCTTGCCAGGTAGAGTCGTTATTAAATGAAATTCCTCCTTCCGTTCTGTGATTGTTAAATAATTGGTCATCAGTAGGCTCATCTTGTTCTTCCCAATCACAATGTTCTAAACAATCAGGACAAATTCCCATTTCAGGCATAGTGGTATGTGCACCACAACAAGTTGAATAAGGCATAGTTTTATTTTTTGGTTAGGTTATCTTTTTTAGCTTTCAATACTGCCATTAAATTGTCATCAGAATCAAATGCTTGTTTATATCCATAATACAAGTCAGTTAATTGCTTTAGCTTAGTACACTTAGCAATCTCAAACATTATTTCTTCTTTACTTGGTCCATCTTCTACAATTTCAGCTACTACTTCTACTACAGGCTTAGAGGGTTTTTTTGGCTCTTCTACTGCAAAGTCCATTTCTTCAGCAGGTGTAGCTTCGAATCCTGCAGCTTTCATCAACCATGCTAATAGGTTACGATACGCTTTGCCAATTGCTCTAGTCTGAGCCATTGAGAGTATAGCATATTCATCAAAATAACGCTTAGTTTTTTCCCCATTGGAACACAAAGCAATACCAGTTGCAACGACCAAACCAGTGTTAATGTTACGAACTTCACAAGTAGCCATATACTTAATAGTAGTTTCATTTGATAAGTCTTTAGTGTCTGTAATAATTGGCATCAATCCTAGAGAAGCACCAGCAAATTGCCATCCTTCTACGTTAACGAATTGTTTGCCTTGAATGTTTGAGCTTAATCCTTTCTCTTTGATTAGTTTAGATAACTCATTAGATAATTGTAGCATTGAGTCTTTATTGATTAACTCATAGCTAGGGTTAGTTTTTTGCAATTCCATTGTAAGTTTTTTGAGTGTTAAAGTAATTAGCTTGTCTTGTGGGGTATTGTTCCCATACTCTAATCAACGAAGTAATTAGATCAAACGAAGCCTGTGAATAGTTAATCTCGTGCAAGATTTTTGCAACTAAGAGTTTTTTGTCATTGTCTGACATTTGGTGGAAGGTTGATAACATATTGTGTTGGTTTATGGTTTAACGTAATGCGTAAATTTGCTTCTCCTCTCCTAAAGTTTGTAAAATCGACTCATATCTTTCCATATAGAAAGGAACATATTTTATATCTTTCTGAAAGTTATTGACTGCATGAAGTACTGTTGTTCTATCTCTTTTAAAGTAAGGGGCTATTTGTGATGCTCTTTGTCTATATGTTGTATGTAAGATATAAAAAGCCATATTTCTAGCCATTACAAGCTCAAAATTTCTTCTTTTGCATATCATCTTAGGAACTGGTAGGTCAAATTCTTTTGCTACCAATTCGATAACATATTGATACATCTCTTTATCTAAGTCAACTCTTCTATGAGCTAACAATGTGCCTCTTGGAACTCTTTTAGCTTTCGGTATACTCATTTAATTGGTTTTTAAGTGTTTCTAATCTCTTCTCAAAATAGGCTTTAAGGATTTCGTTCATCTCCCAATCACCTTTTTCTATTCTTGTCTCAATTAAATATCTACTCAAGCCTGTTAACTGCATGAGTTTTTTGATGTCTCCATGTCTTATCATGGATCTATAATCTTTTACTTCTATCATAATTTCTCTATTTCTTGTTTAACTTTTGTATAAAATTCATGAACTAAAAATGTACTTCTTTCATTTTCTACTACTCCTAATCCAAGTACTAAATCAACTGCTATTAAAGCAATTTCCTTAGATTCTTTTGTTAAGCCACTTATATTGTATATTTTATCAAATAAGTCTTCTGCTTTTTGTTTTGCTCTCATATTACTTTTTAAAATGATTAATGTGTCTCTCGATCCCATTGACACAAGCCTCAAGACTTGCATAGAAAGAGGCTCTCCAATAATAGAACTTGCCATTTAGGATGAAATTATCCCATTTAATAATCATTCCTTTATAGGTAAAACGCTTTGAGATTTTGCCATTGGAATTTACATAGGTTAGTTCTTCTTTGACTCCTTTTCTTTTTAAGTCTTGAGTAATCTTGTTCATGGGTTTTTAGGGGTTTTTGTTTTATTCGTTGGGGGAAGTTTTTGTTTCTAGTACTTCGAAAATTTCTAACACCTCTTGGTTGGAAAGCTTTATGAATATATCATAAGCTTGGTCTTTGTTTAATCTTAGACTGTTAGATACATAAATGCCATCTTCTCTTGTTAGCCATACTGTTTGACCTGTGATTAAATCTGTCTTGCAGATAAATTCAAATTTTTTCATAGTTTTTTGTTTAAGTTTAAAATATTTGGTGAAATTAAGAAGTTTTTGGAATATTTTGAAGTTTTTAGCAGGTTTTTTGTTAAGAAAATCATAAAAGATTTTTGCTAGATTTTTGGCTGCTGGATTTTTGTGGGGTTTTTGAGGATTTTTTGGGAAGTTTTTGCATAGGGTTTTTGGCAGGTTTTTGCGACTAGATTTCAGTTGCATACATATACTACAAAGCATACATATACAGCATACATAGTACAGCCCAAATATTGCCTATTTAGAGCCCAAAATTTAGCTTATATTTTGTGATTAGTATAGACATGCCAACCGAAAAAATAAAGGCTTTATTTGGTCTTATTTGGCTAAATATTCAGCCCAAAAATTTTGCTTTATAACAGGCTTAAAAAAATAGTTAACTACTTGAGACGATCCAAAAACCTCTAACATAAATTGATTAAAGGCTAAAATATCAATTTTGCCACCTTTCACCTTGTCATCATAAATATCAATTTGATACCTTAAAAAGCCCCCCAATGTTTGGAGCTGGTTAATAACATCAAATTGCTTTTTGGTAACTATTAAGCCTATTTTTTTTGGCTTTAAATCGTTTGTTCTAAGCTGTATTAATAGCATAGTATTGAATTTTGGTTAAGATAAAACCCCTAAAAAGGGGCTTTATTTCAGCTCATTAAGCCTCATCAGTTAACCTATAAAAAACAAGCTACATTTTCAACCTCTTTAATGTCTATTTTATGGCAACCTATTGTTAAAATATTGCCATCTTGACCGTTATAACGATAAGATCCAATATGTTGACCAATTGACAAAGTATTATTTTTAAGTCTTTGATATGCATCAAAAAAGATATTTTTAGGCATCTTAACTCCACCAGAGGTTTCTATTTCATTTGTTTCTTTGTTAAATCTTAAAAGGTTTGTTCCTATTCCCCAAATAGATGACACCTTAAATTCTCTAAATTTTTGTATTTGATCAGCTTTTTCAATTAATCTTTTTTCCTCTTGCTTTTTTTCGTTTTCAGCTTTTTTAATTAACCAATTTTGATATTCATCTGATTTGCTGTATTCAATAGCCCATGCTGTAAGACTATTGTACCTTTCCTCAATTGATAATCCGTTCAATGATGCAAAAGTTAATTTAGAAAGGTCATTAATATCAAAAAAGAAACAATAGTTATTAAAATAGTTCAAATAGTGATTAACCATGTTTAAATTAGCCTCTTTTAATTTTCTAGCTGTTTTGGTGTATTCTCTATGAGTTTCGGCTTGTTTGATATATTCGTTTAAGTTGTCTCTATGTGCTGTAATACAATGTAAATCAGCTGGAAAATATACCACATTAAATACAGGGTATTGATGCGGAATTGATTTTTTAACCAAAGATTGGTGCTTATTTGTTGTATTTGAATAGCTTTTATTGTTAAATAAAACAGCTTTTCTTTCTTTGTATTCTACAATTTGAGCTATCTTAAAATGATATCCATAGCTGTAAATACTTTCATTTTCAAAAAACATAGACGATCCTTTTCCATAGGATTGCTGTTGATTTGCCCAAATGTGAGTTAATTCAGGATTGTTAAAATTTGTTTTCATTTGACTTTGTTTTATTGGTTATTGTTTGAATTGTCTTTGATTGTCTCAATTATTGTTTTGCCTAAAGCATAAACAGGAATACAAATAATGAGGATCAATACTAGCTCGGTTAATGTAATAAATTGGTTCATGTTACTTAGTTTTTAATTGGTTAACGATTAGTAAAACGACATTGTAAGTAAAGGCTACAAATAAAGTAAAGCCTACTAATTGGATGATGTTGGATAGTGTTTGCATAGTTTTATTTAATTTGATTTGAGAATAAAGTTACAAAGAATATTAATACAAAATACAAATAAATAAAAAATATTTAAAAAAAGTTTAAATATTTTTAGTGTTGTAACATTAATTATATAATATATATTATAATATCAATTATAAGATACTTAGTAAATATATCCTTATATTATATATTATATTAGATATAATGTAATATTAACTAGATAGAATAAAGATATAATAGGGTATGTATTATTTAATTAATTAGCTTGTATGGTTGTTAGTTGGCGAAAATGCCTGACAAACAGTTCATTAAATTATCCTAGCTTTGCCCTGAATAGGGAAGAGGTAAGAGGAGCTATTTAACATAATATTTATTATTGGTTATTGGTATGCACCCCCTACCCTTTTGTTTCGTGTAAAAGAATAGGGGAGTGGCTTGTGCCCCCTAAAATTCTGATACCAAACAATGACTTTAACTTTTTTGTAATTTGATTTTTTTTATTTTGTAATAGACACATTAAAATAAAATATAATATAACAACACAACAAAAATGAACGCAGAATTTAAAGAGATAAGTAAAGAGGCTTTTATCATAGCCTATAAGGAGAACTTT